TGCCAGTGGCCGCGGTCATTAGTTGTCCTAGTTTTTCTAATTCTGCTTTGGTCAATGAAACACCCTGCTGTTGAAGTTGAGTCAATATTTCTACATCAGTGGGCGCAGCGCCAGCAGCAGCAGGTTGCGCGGCGGTTGATGTAGTCCCAGTTTCTTTGTTTTTGACTTCTGCTTGTATGGCTGCAATTGCTGTGTTAAAATATGTGTTGATTGCTTGTGTGGCCGCTGGAGATTTTGGATCAGCAAGACTTTGAATAGCAATTTTGGTCAGTTGATCATTGAGCGTTTGGCTATATTTGGGATTGTTGCGAATACTGTCCATGGTAATGCCCCTGATGGCCAATTTAGAATCTGACCAACGTGCAAATGCCGATGCTATATCCTGCAGTTGAGTATCAACTGCTGCCATGTCTGCAGAATCGGGAGCAGCAGGTTTTTGTGGTGCTGCTGAGTCAATATCTGTGACCTCGCCACGTTCGGCTTGCCGTCGATAATAATAATCCAATAACTGTCTTTCCTGGGGATCTTTGGTTGTTCTGGGGTTGTTAATGACCACAGCCTCTGGCACATTCCTTCTGTTATTAGCAGCACTGGCCATCTTGGCAGTATGAGTCATCTTGACAGAATCAATTACAGCCGGTGCCTGTGCTTGCCATTGTGCAGTGAGATTATTAACTTGTTGCTGCACAGCCGGATTCTGCATTACTGCCTGTAGGGCCTGCGGCAGAGACACTGTGGCTGTCACGGATCCACCTACATTGTAAGCTGGATTGCCTAGAGCCCTCCTAACTACATTAGGATTGGCCAATTTTGCTGCGCTTTTGGCCGCTGCGGTTTGTGTGGCCGCTTGTTGAGCTGCACCCAACTGTGCAGAACTGAACATGCTACCCCAGTTGATTTCATTGACCTGTGATTTTCTCGGTTGATTTAGTTCATGAATTTGCATCTGTGCGTCTCACTGTTCTGGTAAATTTGCCTGGATCACGCAGCTTGATAGCATTCAACAATTTGCGATGTAGGTTTTCTGCTTGTTCTGATGTGTAGGTTGCATCAATTTCTTCAAGCAAACGAATTGCACTGGCGATAACGTTGGATGCACGATTTTCAATGATGTGTCGCTTGTCGCGTTCCACATACATTGAGTCCAGTTCTTCCAGCAAACTGCGAGTTTTCTTTTGCATGACTTCAGGGCCTTTTTATTATTTATTTGTTTCGGTGATGTTATGTAAATACATCAATGAGCAATACATTTTGTGTTTTACCGTGGTATGGTAAAGAAATAAACTGGAACGGATACAATACTCACTGTTGTTTACTTCCAACCCACTATAACGTCGAAAAAATAAAAGCAGAAATGCTTCGTGGGGAAAAGCCCATTGAGTGCCAAAAATGCTGGCATTTAGAATCAAAGGGGCTAAAAAGTGATCGTCAAGTAAAAAACGAAACACTTGATTGGGTTGCAGATCGTGACCTGCAATATATCAAACAAGATGCAGAAGACAACAAAGCAGAAACACTCATGTTAAAACTGTTAACAAGTTATACCTGTAATGCAATGTGTGTGAGTTGTAATGAGCATGCCAGTAGTAGCTGGTATCAACTCAAAAAGAAAATGTTTGAAATTGTTCCAGAAAAAAAATACAAGTTTGTCGACATAGATGCAGTTAAACAAGAGATCAATTTTAAAAATTTAAAGATGTTGAGTTTAATTGGCGGCGAACCATTATACGAAAAGAAAAACTTTGAGCTGCTAGAACATTTATTAGAGTTAGGAAACAACAGTGTATTTCTTAGCTTGGTCACAAACGGTAGTGTTTCATTGAACGATCGTCAAAAAACTATACTATCAAAATTTAAAAACATAAATTTCTCACTGAGCATTGATGGAACCGAACGAGTGTTTGAATATCTAAGATATCCATTGAAATGGGACGATCTTCTCAACAATTTAAAATTCTTCCGTGACATCACCGACAATGTAAGCTCTAACTACACCATTAGTAATTTAAACGTTGCCTATCACAACAGAACCGTTGATTGGTTTAACAAAGAAAAAATAATTTTTTCAAACAACATCATATACAAACCAGAATGGCTACAGCCCAAGGTGTTACCGTTGAATGTCAGAGAATATTTAAAAAATACACTCAATACTATAGATTATGACACATTCATTGGATCCCCCAACGAAGAGTTTTGTAAAACAATGTTTGATAAATTTCTAATCGAAATTAAAAAACAAGATACTGCAAAAGAAATAAATCTCAAAGACTATCTGCCCGAATTAGCGCAAATGATTAACTGGACCTAATTTGACCCAGCAACTGTTTGAGCTTAACACTTTGCACATCCGCAGTTACTTTGGCTGAATCATTAGGTTGAGCCAGGGGCTTGTCCCAGGTATGTGTCCCGCCAGGCAACTTTTCAGCAGCATCACTCTTTAAATTTGACTTGGACTTGATTTGGTCCATGAACGAGCTGGTGGGCTTTTTGCTGAAACCTTCTTCTTCACCACCTGCATCGGTAATGCGCATGGTTTCCATGTTGTATTCCAAATCAATCTTTTGTCCAACGCCTGTGCTACTACGCGACTTCATACACTGTATTTGATACTTGCCACGTTCCTTCATGGCCCGACTTGTAAAAATACCAAACACGTTGTCTGCTGTGTTGATCTTGGAAATACCGCCCGAAATATGACTGTGATCAAATTCAATTTCTTCCACAGCTGATCGGTTCAACTGCGACGCTGTTACCAACAAGATACCCAGCTCTTTGGCCAAGTTGCGTAATTCTTCACTCACATACTTGTCTTTCACAAACAAGTCATTGGGACTGACTTTGGCACTCACAGGCATCAACAAGTCCAAATAGTCCACCATCATAAAGTCCACTCGATGCCCTGTTTGAATTTGATACTCTTTCAGGAACGCACGGATATCGTTGATATTGCTTTGAGCTGGCATTGCTTTTACGCGATAGCTGCCTGCTTTCTTACCTATCAATTTGACTTTGAGTGCCGCAGTTTCTTTGTCACGACGAATATCTTTGGTGCTCATATTGGTCAACATGGCCGCTGTTCTCAGACCCGTGAGTTCTTCTGAAAGTTCCAGAGTGATATACACCCCATGAAGTCCTTGTTGCACCCAGTTCAGTGCAATGTTCATCATCACCAGCGATTTGCCCGAGCCCGAACCACCTGCAAAAATGTTGAGTTCGCCGCGACTGAATCCACCATATAGCAGTCGATCCAGCTGTGGCCAGCCTGTAGAAACTTGGCCGCCTGCATCAAAATATTTGGCAAACATACCTTCTGGATCTATCCAAAAATCTGTGCCTAGATCCTTGGTCAAACTGATTTGAACTGCATCTTTGATAAGTTTTTCCACTGGTTCAAACTCGCCCTTTTCCAACAAGTCTGCGGCTTTGAGAATCGCACGTTCCAGTTCTTGACGCTTGGTAAATCCCTCAAACTCCTGCATGAACCATTCATAGTGTCCTTCGTTGAGCTCGGGCACTGAGTTGAGTCTGACGCCTGTGGCAGCAGAAATCTGTGTGCGATCAGGCAACGTTTTGTGTTTGTCGCTGTGTTCTTTGATAAACTCGGCCACCGGGCGCAGGCTCCGGTCAAAGTTCTGAGGATTGTAGATGTTTTGAACACGCACATAGCTCTGTGCATCTTCCAGCATCATTTCCAAAAACAATTTTTGAACTTCAACGTTGTATTCTTTTAGCAAGATTCTTCTTCCTTAGTTCTATTTTGATTCGGCTGGTTTCTCGAGATTGCATTATAGTTAGCAAAGTTGCTAATTTGCCAAACTTTACCACTGCATCATTGACATCTTTAACATCGCTAGGCCAGTCAGGTATGCTCACTGACCATCCCAGTTCTATGGCACGATCAATCAACTCAAGTCCGGCTTTGTCGTGGTCAGGAACAACAATGACTTCACGTTCAAGATTGCGGATCAATCTGGCCTGGGCATCGCCAACTGTGTTATGCATCACTGCTAGGCCATCAATACTCAGTGCATCAAATATGCCTTCAACCACAATCACATATTGCCAACTGTCGTTCTGTAGTTCGGTGCCAAACACATAGCCCGGTTGTGTGTGATTGATATACTTGGGTGTTTTATTATCTAGAAATCTAGCTGTCCATCCTACAACTTTTCCATCATGGGTAAAAGGTATTGTCACATGTGGCCGAACCCAGTTAACACCATCTGTGCGAATAGTTGTCATTGCTGGAAAGTCTTCGGGCACACATCTATCTCTTAGATACTGCCAATACAGCGGTAGGTCGGGTGTGATCAGTTCGCTGGCCGGCGGAAAGTCATCTGACTCTTCAAACTTGATGTCGCCGACAGTGTTGGCAACTCGAGCACGATCGTCCAAGATACCATGTATGCTACGGTGTCTTAAACTTTCTAAATTTAGTGCATTTATTTCTTGTTCGGGAACCCCAAATCGTTCCAGCAAAGTTGTTGCTTTGTATCCCAGTGTTCTACCCAACACAAAACTGGCAGTGTATCCACAGTTGAAACAGTGATAGCTCCAGCCTTGATCATTGGTCTTGATTCCGCCACGACTGCGCTTTTCGTTGCAACAAGGACAGTTGAAGCTGATCCAGCCCGAAGGCGTTTGTTTACGCTTCGCAGGCAAGTAACCAAAGATATCTAGCATCTTGCTAGTTTAACACAAATCAATGTGAGTGATCAAGCGGTCTCGGATAAGACTGTGTCCGATTTCGTTGGGATGACCGTGGGCGCAGATCAATTCTCTTCGTTGATTTCCTGGATGATCCCTAAACCAAAGTGTCCAAGCAAAGTCTGGCCATGCCAAAGTGGGTGCATTGGCAACAGGGCGTTCAGCTGGCATGATATTGAATTGCAATAGATTGAGATTGTTTCTGGCTGCAATGCCATCAAAGAACAGCACAGCCTGTTGATAGTTCAATTGATTTAGGGCTGAACAATTGGTCAAGGTCATTTGATATTTGATCATTGTTGCATAATCATCGGGCACAACCGAACTACCAAAATTTACCCAGGTGCTGTGAACAAATTTGTTCCAGGGCGGATCGTTGCTGTAGTGTCGATGATTGGGGTTGTAATGACTGATTCTGTCGCTGTTGGTCAACCCAATCAATACCAAACATTGGTCCAGGGGCACAGTTTCATGATCCAGCCACCACTGAAATGTCCACATAGTGCTACCGAGACTGCCGCCAGGAATACCAAAATTTTCGGTTGGGACGTTGTAGTGCGTGCCCAGTTGTCCCAGAAAACAATTTTTAAGTCTGTAGTCGGTATTTTGTTCGTCGCTGTAGTGACCGTTGGGATTGATTGCTTGATAGCTGGGATCCATGAGCTCATCGCCGTAGATCCATGAGTCGCCAAACCCAACGATTTTCTGAAATTGCATTTATCTA